GGTCGTTCCCGTCGTCGAGTGATATGTCGGGCGGCGCGGCCTCGGGTGCCGCGACCCCGGCCTGATCCTCCAACTGCCGCCACATGCGCTCGTCCCAGCGGTCAGCGCCCATGATCCAGGCGGCGGCGCGGGCATAGACGCGGGTATCCAGCGCCTCGTTGCGTTCGCGCAGTTTCTGCCATTCCTGACGGGCATAGCCGCGCTTGTTGCGGACCGTGACCAGCTGTTCGGCCACCAGCTGCTTCAGCCATTCGCTGTCGGCCCAGTCGGGCAGATGGATCATGCCGGGCGGGTCGGGCAGACCCGCCGCCCGCTCTTCGTCGCTCGGCCGTTCTAGCCGCAAAAACCGATAGGTCTCGATCTTGAATGTGGCCGTGGCCACCGACCAGAGACGGGCACCGCGCCGCAGTCGCTTCCCGCCCACCGTTGCATCGACGAAGGTCGGCCCCGAGACCGGCGTGGCCCGGTTAAAACCCTCGAGCCCTTTGACGGGTGCGACCTGCTCGAACCCCTGCGCCCGGGCCCAGGCATAGACTGCCGCCGCCTCATAGCCGGTATCCACGGCCAGCTTCGCGATGGGCATCACCGCGCCATGTGCGTGCTGCCATGTGCGGGTCAGAAGCTTCGTCAGGTCGGCCCATGCTGCCGGGCTGTCCGGACCGCCGGGGATGACGATATGATCGACGAGCCAGCTCTGCAACCCGCGCCCCCAGGCCCAGATATCGACCTCGAACCGGTCCTTCTGGATATCGGCTCCGGCCGTCAGGAACAGACCGCCCTCGGGGATCTGGGCGGCGAATACCTCGCGCCGGTCGGCCAGCCGCTGCCATTCCGGTGCCTCGCCACGCTCGACCCAGGTCTCGCCCAGCAGCGTGTTGCGCGCCGCGCGCAGCATCTCGTCATTGCCCTGCGCGGCCAGCCATTCCCGGGCGATCTGCTCCCAGCTCTTCCAGCCGATGGGCGAATAAAGTGCGGACAGGTGATAGCCGACATGATGCGGATCGGCGGCGGTTGCGGTGGCACGCCATTCGCCTGCCTCCAGCATGGCGGTCTTGTGATGCTCTGCGATCAGCTGATCGCAGGCGTTGCAGGCATAGGCGGCGGTCTCGGGCCGCCCCTTCTCCCAGCGCAGGCGCTCGAACTCCAGCCACTGCATCGCGCCGCAATGCGGGCATGGCACGAAATACCGCCGCTGATCCGAAGCCTCGAATTCCTGCTCGATCCGGCTGAGGCCCCGGATCGTCGGCGTCGAGACCAGAAATACCTTTCGGCGATGGGCGAAGGTCGTGCTGCGGGCTTCGGCCAGCGTGACCGGATCGCCTTCTTCATCGGCCGAGGGCGGATAGGCGTCGATCTCGTCCAGAAACAGATAGCGCGCGGGCATCGAGCGCAGACCAGTCGCGCTGTTCGCGCCCGTCAGGACGAGAATGCCGCCGGGGAATTCCTTGGACAGCATCGAATTCCCGGCATCGCGGGACCGCGCCGGGCTGACCCGTTCCCTGAGCGCCGGCGAATCCGAAATCAGCGGATCGAGCCGCCCGCGTGAGGCGCGCTTGGCCATCTCCACCGTCGGCAGCACCGCCAGCATCGGGCCCGGCGCATGGTGGATGACGAAGCCGATCCAGTTGTTTCCGGCCTCGGTGGCCCCGACCTGCGCGGCCTTCATGAAGCTGATCCGCTGCGCCGGGTGTCCGGGCGAGAGCGCATCCATGATCTCGCGCAGATAGGGGGTGCGCGCCGTGCGATAGCGGCCGGGTTCGGCTGCTGCCCGCGAGGACAGCCAGCGGTGTTTGTCGGCCCATTCAGAGACCGTCAGATCGGGATCCGGCCGGATGCCGCGCGACCAGGCGCGTACCATGTCCTCGGCGCCGTCGAAACTCAGGTCGGGTGCGGATGTCTCTTCATTCAAGAGAAACCTTGAGGTCGGCGAGGGCGGTGAGCTGGTCTCGGACATGGGCTTCCAGCACCCTCTGCAGCACCCCGGTGCCGATGCTCATCGCTTCCCCGGTGGTCTTTTCCATCTCGGCCGAAAGCTCCGACGCCATGATCGCAGCGACGCGCGCGGGCCAAGTCACCCAGGCATCTCGTTCCTGCCGGGCGAGGCGAAACACCAGCCTCTCGGCCCGCGCCCGGTCGACCAGCACGCCCTTCTTCTTCTGAATGGCGATCTGCCGCTCCTGCGCCTGATAGACCGTCAGCGCCGTTCGGGCTTTCAGATAGGAGGACGAGTCGCCCGGGCCGGAGATCGACGGGGCGGCGAGACTGTCGGCGGTCCGGGTCGGCCTGTCCTGTGCAGTTGATGAGGTCGACTGCCGCGCGGTGCCGCCCTTCGACCGGTTCTGCTGATCCGGGTCTGTCGTCGCCGCGCGTCGGGCATCGGACGCGGCCGCATCGATGGATCCGTCGGCAAACAGCACCAGCCGACCGCTCTTCCGCGCCTTCTGGATCGCCCCGCGCGACAGCCCGGCATGGGTCGCATAGGCCCGTTCGCTCATCCCCTGCATCGGCGCTGCCCTTCGTGATTATAAAGCAATGAAATTGCTCGTGATTTACTTGATGTGGTCGCGGATCGGAGCGATTCTGATGGTGCGACAGAGATGCAAATCACGACCGAAGGCCAGATCATGACCAAACCGAACCAGCCCGCCACTGATGCTATGCTGACCGACATCGCCCAGCGCCATTTCTACGGGCTGGAGACGCTGGAGACCCGCAACCGCGATGCGCTGGATTTCCACGATGTCGCGGTCTGGGCGATCCGGCACGCGCTGGAAGAGGCCTATGCCGCTGGCCTCGCCGCCGCCACGAAGTGAGCCGGAGCATCGACATGACCCTCAAACCCGCCCGCACCAATGACGCCGCCCTTGCCGCCTTCATCGCGAAAAAGGCCGAAATCGACGCGATGCTGGCCCGGCTACAGGCCTTCAGCGAGGACCATTTCGGCGCAGATACCGAACGGTTGAACTGGGCCGACGTTGGCAGCCTCGAATATCAGGCCCATCTTCTGAAGCAGATCACCGACTTCGCCTTCCGCGAGGGCGAACACGCGGCCTGACGGGCTGGCCTGTGCCAACCGCTGAGCCCCGCGAGATGCGGGGTCCGGCTCCGTAGAAGCCGACCGCAGCCTGCGGTGGCGATGCACGGAGCCTGCCATGACTAACCTCACCGACACCCAATCCCTGATCCTGACACGCGCCAGCGCCCGGCCCGGCAATCTCGCATTGCCGCTGCCCGACGGGCTGCACGGCGCCGCCGCGAAGATGGCCATCGGGCGGATGATCAAACTTGGCTGGCTCGAAGAGGTCGAGGCCAACCTTCGGCGCGCGGAACCGCTTTGGCGCGAAACGGGCGACGGGCATGGCACCACACTGGTCGCCACCGAGGCCGGGCTTGACGCTATCGGCATCGAGCCGGTGGTGGTCAGGACCATGGCGGCGCTGCGGGACGCTAAGCCCGAGGCCATCGCCGCCGCCCAGCGCCCCGGCACTAAACAGGCGCAGCTGATCGCCATGCTGCAGGCGCCGGAGGGCGCGACGATCGCCGAGATCGCCGAGGCGACGGGATGGCAGCACCATAGCATCAGGGGCGCCATTTCCGGCTCGCTGAAGAAGAAACTGGGGCTGACGGTGACATCCGAGAAGGTCGAGGGACGTGGGCGGGTCTATCGGCTTGCCGGGAATGTTGACGCCGCGAACAGTTAGGATCAGCAAGCCCCAAGGCAGCAAAGGGGGGGACCAAGCGGTCACTCGTGGCGCGCAAGCGCAGCTACTCTATGACATACGCTATATTTTCAGATCTCACAGGCGCACATGCTTGACCCTGACAAGTTCAAGCCACGGGGTTCGGGTGCTGAATGCCTTCAGTGGCGCCGCATCCACAACGTCTTCCTGCCCAGCGAAGAGGACGTAGTTTGCCCCTTTTTCTCCCGTCGCACTCCGGTAGCGAAGCCCATCGATTTTACCGCCTTTAAATGGGAAATCACGGATGAACTCTGTGAAAACTTGCGTCGGAATGTAATCGACATTGATGCGATCGCTCCTTTCGACAGGCTGGACGATAAGATGAGAAAATTCGGACAGAAATCTGAGGATGCGTTGATCCATGCGATGTTTTGTCGAGAAAATACCGGGTACCTCTGGCAGGTTGACGAGGTCGAGAATTCGGGTTGGTCGCTTAGTCTCGAACGTGCCAATTGATGCCATTGAATTCCTAATTTCCGCGACAGCCAGCTTGCGCTTGTCTGCGCCGTAGAACATTGAAATTCCAGGAGGATTCATTCTGTTTGATTGTGTCGCCAAGTGATTGGGCGGTGGCCCTAGTTCTGATGGAGTGGCAATATTCTGGCGCCGTTTGCGTGACCGCGCTCGATGTAGTGCTTGGCCTGCCGGCAATTCGATGATCAATTTTGCTCTTTCTGCCTGTTTGCAGACCGTTTCAAGAAATTCGACGGGAGAACGAGCATCAGGATCACTTCCGTCCGATTCTCCGATATCGTGGAAGAAGAACCGACGGTGGTGCCTGACAATGTTACAGAAGCTTTCCCACGAGAACCTCAGGCTCTTATCGGGTTCGAGAACGAGCCAATCGTATTCACACCAGATGTCATCGCCAATTCCGTCGACAATTGCATTAAATAGTGTCCCGGCACTGTCACGCGGTAGTTCGAGGTCGATCTCGTCGCGTATCATGTCGTAGCTATCAATATGCCAGCCTTGGTATCCGCCTTCCCTTGATTCATAGGGTAATTGGTCCACAGCTCTGCCGTAGAAGGTCTCGATGCGTTGCAAGATAAAGTCGACGACTTCTTTGAAGGGCATTGTGACAGCGTCTTTCCGTTCGCAGAAATAGCAGCCTTTTGCTCCCCCGTAGTCGCGGATCATCGAGCGGAGATCTTTGTCTCCGAAGCACCGGTAGCACACATTCTTTTTCATTATTTTTCCGAGATTTATCCTAAGATTCCGCCATACTCCAATCCCCCTTACTATCGTTTGAGGGGGGCCGCCGCCATGAAGCATGAAGCCCACTATTAACACTGTTACAGTTCAAGATCTGGGGAGAGACGAGATCATCGAATCTGTTGAATAGCAAGTTGTGAGGGTTCGCGTTCTTCGTTAGCGAACAGCTAGGCCTAGCGCACGAGGGGATATGAGTTAAGGGAGCTCCGAATGACAGCTTGGGACACACAGTGGCTATTCACTTAATATCGCCGGACATCCTCCAACAACTGATGCGCCAGAGTTCGGAGCGCATGCGCTGCAACCAAGGGGACCACGCCGTTGCCACAGAGGCGGAGCCGGTCCACCCGCTGGGCCAGCCCATCAGCGCCTCGACGAACAGCGGGTTCAAGGTCCGGCGCTGATCGCAGGTATCGCTGCCAGCCATCGGCGTCGTGAGGACCTGGCGGCCAAGGAGGTCGTTCACCGGCGTGTTCGCCAGCGTCGTCGCCCCGTCCTTGTGATCCCGTGCCGTCGGCGTCATCCACATGCCCGCCGCATGGGTCAGATCGGCCGAGCGGCGGTTGCCCGCGCTCGGCTTGTTGCCATCCGTCGCCATCGGCGTCGGCCATTGCGCGGCCGTCGTCGCGAGGTTCATCCCGTGTTTCCCCGCTGCCTGCGATGGCGTCGGTCTGGTCTGCCGGTTCTCGTTGGCGCTGGCCCGGGGCGTCGGCCAGAGGCGCAGCATCTCCGTCCGGTTGCCGCCGCTCGAACGGGTGCCGGAGCAGGCGCGCGGGGTCGGCCAGTTCGTCGCCTTCGCGGATGGCGAGCATGAAGAGCCGTTCCCGCCTATGGGGCGCACCAACTTCCGCCGCCGTAAACAATCCTGCCGCAAGGCGGTAGCCCATGCCGACCAGTCCGCTGGCGACTTCGGGGAAGCCGAGGCGGAGATGATGGGCGACATTTTCGAGGAAGACGAAGGGCGGCTCAACCTCGCCGATGATCCGGGCGACATGCGGCCAGAGATGGCGCGGATCCTCGGCACCCCGGCGCTTGCCCGCCACGCTGAACGGCTGGCACGGATAGCCCGCTGAGACGATATCCACCGCGCCGCGCCAAGGCTTGCCGTCGAAGGTGGCAATGTCGTCCCAGATAACAGCCTGATCCAGGGCCGCGTCCGCCATCCGTGCCACGAGAGTGGCCGCGGCATATGTTTCCCGCTCGACATGGCCCATAGCTCGATATCCGGGCAGGGCAAGGGTGAGGCCGAGATCGATCCCGCCGCGCCAGAGCAGAGGGAGAGGCCGAAGAGGCAGGTGTCATCGTCCCCGGAAACGCGTCCGGGGGCAGGTAAAGCCAGGTCATTCATGATCTCAGTGTTGGTTGGCGGTCCGGTCGTCGAAGGTCTTGTCCGTGCCGTCCAGCATCGCAGCCTGTCCGGTCAGGTTCTGCCAGCGAGTGATGGCGACATCGACATAGGCGGGGTTCAGCTCGATGCCGTAGCAGACCCGCCCCGTGGTCTCGGCGGCGATCAGGGTCGTGCCGGAGCCCATGAAAGGTTCGTAGATGGCCTGTCCGGGGCTGGAGTTGTTCAGGATCGGGCGACGCATGCATTCGACCGGCTTCTGAGTGCCGTGAACGGTCTCGGCATCCTGATCCTTGTTGGTGATTTGCCAGAGGGTGGTCTGTTTCCGGTCTCCGGCCCAATGGCCCTTGCCGCGTTTCTTCACGGCGTACCAGCAGGGCTCGTGCTGCCAGTGGTAATCGCCCCGGCTGAGGACCAGCCGGTCCTTCGCCCAGATGATCTGCGAGCGGATGTCGAAGCCTGCCGCGATCAGGCTGTCGGCGACGGTGGTCGCATGCAACGCGCCGTGCCAGACATAGGCCACATCGCCGGGGAACAGCGCCCAGGCCTCGCGCCAGTCGGCACGGTCGTCGTTCAGCACCTTGCCCGTGCGCTTCGTTTTGGCTGCGCCGGTCTGGTTGCGCCATGCCGGGTCGTATTCGACCCCATAGGGCGGGTCGGTGACCATCAGCAGCGGGCGGACATCGCCCAGCAGCTTTGCGACCACATCCGCGCTGGTGCTGTCGCCGCAGATCAGCCGGTGATCGCCCAGCCGCCACAGCTCGCCCGGCACGGAAACGGGATCGGCGGGCGGTTCTGGCACATCGTCCTCGCCTTCTGCAGCGCCATCCTCGCCGAGATCGGGATCCTGCAGCAGAGCCTCCAGCTCGTCCTCGGCGAGGCCCAGGAGCGACAGGTCGAAAT